TTTGATAACTGATTTATATTCTTTATCGGTCATATCATTAAATTGAACTGTAAAGCCTTGAGCCTCTTTTTGTATGATATGTTGTAATTCTCCTTGTGTTAATTTTATCATTTTTTACACTCCTTTAATTGTTTATAAGTCTATAACACTTTACGGAATAGATGTAAATACTTATTGACATAAATATTTAAACATTATACAAGATTAATATTAATTATTAATGGAGTGTAAAAATGTTAGAAAAACAAGCGGCTTTAATCAAGCATTTAGAATTAAATTTAGAAGACGAAAAGCCAATATATCAAGAGGCTTACAATCGTTTTGAGTATGGAGATCAAGAGTATCTAGTTTGCACTGACGAAGAGGCTGACGAAGAGGCAAAAGATTATATAAAACAATCTGTTTGGGCTTTTAATAGCAGCTTTTTACAATGTCATACTGATATAGATTCTGAAATATTAGAGGCGGCTCAAGAGAAATGCGAAGGGGCTAATGAAATGATCTATAATAGTATAAAAGATTTTGATGATTTTGTATCTGATGCAATTTCTAGTGATGGTAGGGGTCATTTTATGAGTTCTTATGATGGTTACGAGCATGAAGAGACAATAAACGATACAGAATATTATATTTACAGAACTAACTAAATTATTACATAAAAGGGGGCTATATTAATTATAGCCTTTTTTTATTTTTATCTATTGACTTTAAACCTTTACTGCTTTACAACTTTATTTATTAACAAATGGAGTGTAAACCAATGACTAGAAAAAATTATATTAAATTAGCTAAAATGATACAGAAAAATACAACAGCCGCAAATTTGCGAAGAGGTTTTACTTGGGTAATTACTAAGGGTACTTTTATGAATGACTTATGCGATTATTTACAAGAAAATAATCCAAAGTTTGATGAGGTTAAATTTAGAGAGGCTACAGGCTCAATATTAAACAAAGAAGAATAACATATACAACTATATACTAAGCCCTTTATCATTAGAGGGCTTTTTTAATGCCAAATACACATGAAATAATACTAAACTATTATAAATAGTAATAGATCGTATAAGTAAGTAATGGGGTTAAATGGCTTATTGTAAGGGCTAATTACATAATATTATAATAATCAGATCATTTTCTTATAAAGCACACTAACAAGGGCTAATATTGGCACAAAACAAGCAATAAACAAACAAAATCCGTACAGTAAGTGTACAAACAAGCAATAAATGGCACAATATAAGGGTTAACTACTGCCTAACTAATGCAAATACAGGCAAAACACAGGAAGACCCACCCCCATTGACTGTTAGAAATAAAAATAGGAAGTGATTTTAACCCAAAACAAACTCTCTTAAGGCTTTTTTTAAGCCCCTAGAGAACAAAATGGCAACATCTGGTATTAATCGACATAAACAAGGTAAAAACTTGACTACGAGCTAAATATGAAGAAAAAAAAAGTAAAAAAGAAACAACCAAAAGACCCTTTTAAGGAGTTGGTTGATCTTATGCAGAAGAAAACCCGTTACCCAGAGACAATGGGTAGAGGGCAAGTAAAAGGCAATGACGTAGCGAGAATACGAGATATTCTTAATGAAGATAACAATTCCGTATAAACCAAGACCGCATCAAGTTGATGTACACAATAAGTTACAACGATTTAATGTGTTAGTTTGTCATCGAAGGTTTGGCAAAACTGTACTGTGTATTAACGAGATACTTAAAAAGTGTTTAGAGAATAGACTTCCTAGACCCAGATACTACTATATTGCTCCAACATACCAAATGGCGAAACGTACCGCTTGGGATTATTTGAAAGAATATACAAGTGTTTTACCAGACGTACAATACCATGAAACAGAGCTTAGAGCTGATCTACCGAATGGTGGAAGAATACAGCTTCTAGGATGTGAAAGACCAGACAGTCTTCGTGGGTTGTATATGGATGGGGTAATCTTAGATGAGGTAGCACAAATGCCTACGAGGTTATGGACAGAGATTGTCCGACCTGCTTTGTCTGATAGAGAAGGGTTCTTAATTGCCATAGGTACTCCGCAAGGACACAATGCCTTTTGGACTTTATACGATCACGCAAATCATCAAGACGATTGGTACGCAGAAACATTTAAAGCTTCCGAGACAAACATTATTTCCGAGTTGGAATTAAATGAAGCAAAAGCATTAATGCCACCTGAAATATACGAGGCAGAATTTGAATGTAGCTTCGACTCCTCCGCCATAGGCTCAATCTATGCAAGAGGATTAAATAAAGCGGATGATGATAAAAGAATTACAAAAGTACCTTACGATGAAAGTATGAAGGTTAATACATTCTGGGATTTAGGAATGGCAGATAAAACCGCTATATGGTTTGTCCAACAAAAAGGAAGTGCTTTTCATATTATAGATTACTTGGAAGAGAGTGGCGAGAGTTTAGAATACTATGCCTCTGCTTTGCAAGATAAAGGCTATGTGTATGACACGCATTATCTACCGCATGATGCTAATGTCCGAGAAATTGGAACAGGGGTATCAAGGCTAGAGACTGCACAAAGTTTAGGACTGAGAACAGCTATTGTTCCTAAGTTAAGTATAGAAGACGGAATTAATGCAGTACGCATGATTCTTGCTCGTTGTTGGTTTGACCATGAAAAATGTAAAGACGGATTAGACGCACTTCGTCAGTACAGATGGGCTACCACCGATAAAGGAGAAACAAAAAACAAACCCGTACATGATTGGACATCGCATAGTGCAGATGCCTTTCGGTACTTTGCAGTAGGAAAAAATCAATCAAGTGAGTGGAGTACAGAAATCGAGTACCCACATTTAGGAATTATTTAATGGCAAAATTATCAAAAACAAAATTATTGACGTTAATCTCACAGGAAGTACAAAACTCTTTAGGGTTTTACTCAAGTGAATTAGCCGAACAACGCAAAGACGCAATCAAGTATTACTTAGGCGAGCCTATTGGTAATGAAACAGAAGGTCGATCTAGTGTTGTTAGTCAAGATTTATTAGAAGTTGTAGAGGCAATCCTCCCGAGCCTTATGCGAATGTTTACACAACAAGACAAAGTAGTAAACTTTGAAGCTACCCAACCGCAAGACGTTCCTTACGCTGAACAAATTTCTGATTACTGCAATCATATTTTTACAAAAGACAATAATGGTTTTAACATTTTGCACTCAATGTTTAAAACGGCTCTTCTTCAAAAAAATGGTTTTTGTAAAGTCTATTGGAAAACGTCTAAAGAACAGAAAAAAGAAAGTTATAAAAATTTAACAGAAGCAGAATACCAAGCACTACAAATAGATAATGAAGTAGAAATTATTGGTGTTGATAGTCGAGAAGAGGATATGATGGGGATGCCTCAAACATTGTATGATGTTGATGTTAAAAGAGTACAAGATTATTCCCGAGTACAAATAGACCCTGTACCCCCAGAGGAAGTTTTAGTTAGTAAGAGAGCTACTTCATTACAAGATTGTGATTTTATTGCACAGCGAGTAATGAAAACTGTGTCTGAATTAATCGACATGGGTTACGATAGAAAACAAGTAGAAAGTTTACCAACTACCGAAGAACAAATTTATAATACCGAAGCAATTGTTAGACGTAGCTACGATGATGAAACAACCGACATGGATGTTAGCATGGTTGACCCTGCACTTCGTGTAGTGCAAATTACCGAGTGCTACATGAAAGTTGACATGGATGGCGATGGTATTGCCGAGCTAAGAAAAATTACTGTTGGTGGTAGTGGGTATAACAATTACGTTATTTTAGAAAACGAAGAAATACCGCTTATTCCTTTTGCGATGGTATGTGCTATTCCAATGCCTTTCCGTTTCTTTGGTTTATCTTTTTATGATTTACTTGCTGACTTACAGTTAGTAAAAACAACTATCCTTAGAAATACATTAGACAATATGTATTTTCAAAACAACGCAAGAACGATTGTTGTTGATGGTCAAGCAAACCTTGATGATCTACTAACCAGTAGAGCAGGGGGAATTGTTCGTGTTAAAAATCCTAATGCAGTAACACCACTTCAAACACCTAACTTTCTAAATGATGGTTTAGCGATGTTAGGAAAAATAGAAGAATTAAAAGAACAACGATCTGGTGTACCAAAACAACATTTAGGATTAAACCCAGACACCATCAATAAATCACATACAACAGCAACATCAACTAATCAGATGATGCAAGCCTCTACGCAACGTATTGAGTTAATAGCGAGAAACTTTGCCGAAGGAGTAAAAGATATATTTAAAAATATTTTAGCGATTGTTTGCGAGTATCAAGATCAAGAACGTATTATTCGTCTTCGTGGTAACTTTGTACCAATGAATCCAAGAGAATGGACAACACGATACGATGCAACAGTACAAGTAGGATTAGGAACAGGTAATCAAGATCAACGCCTTCAAGTATTACAACAGGTACTTAACGTACAAGAAAAATTAATACAGGCAGGCGGAATGGGTACATTAGTGACTCCACAAAATGTCTACAATACATTACAGAAATTTTTAGAAAATGCAGGATATAAGGATGCGAGTCAGTTTTTCGTAAACCCTGCTACTGTACCCCCACAACCACCTAAACAAGAAAAACCCGACCCTGCAATTCAACTAGCGGCACAACAAGTAGAAATGCAACGACAAAAAGCAATGGCAGACATAGACATCAAAAATAAAAAATTACAACTAGATGAACAGAAACTAGCGGCTCAACTTATTAAAGATCAAAATGTAGAGAACATAGAAAAAGAAAAACTAGCATCTAAAATTATAGAACAAGGATTAAATTAATGACACCTTTTATGCAAAGCACAGAGGCACAAAGTATTATTGATAATTACCTAACGAACCCTACACCTAAACAAAACACAGGTGTCTTTCGTAATCCTTTATTTGATTTACGAACAGAACAAGGTTTGCCTGCTGATGCGTTATATCCAAATCCACAATTAGATTTTTCCGCAGAAGATACACCGACTGACCCTTGCCCAGAAGGGTATATGTTAGTTGATGGTGTGTGTCAGCCAATAGAACAATTTGGTCAGTCATCATACCAACAAGATAATGGAAAATCTTTTGAAGAAGAACGAGCAGAAGAAAGACCTTATATGTCTATTGAAGATATGAAAAATGCAAGTGATGAAGATTTTCTTAATTACATGACAAGTGGTTTTTTAAAAAATAGTCCTCTTGGTTATCTTCCGAGTAAAGGCACAGAAGTTACAATGAGTAATATGTTTCTACCTTCACAGTTTCAATTACTGTTTGGTAAACAAAATGAAATGCGTAAAAATTTTATAAAAGATGAATTAACAAGAAGAGGTTATTTTACAGGTAATTTTGATAAAAATAAAAATCCTCTTTTTGATATTGGCAGTAAAAATGTCAATACAAACACAGGTGGTATAGAAAGTTTACTTCCACAAAATGTTCAAGGACAACCTGTGACTGATGTATTCGGAGACACTTATCAGCAAGTAGCAAATGATGGACAAGGTAATACAGGTTATACCTTTACCTCTGGCACACCATTACCAACTGTTTCACAGCAAACGCAAACAGGCGTTAATTATGGAACAGGTAGAGGTGGTACATCGGCACAACAAAGGCAAATGGATATTCAAGATACAAGAAAACCACCTAGTAGTGCGGCTGAATCTTTTAGAAGATACGGAAGATAATGGAAAAAGAAAAAGAAATACAAAAAGGAAATAGAGCCAAACAAATACTAGAAGATGAAATATTTGCAGAGGCAGTAAAAAGAGTTTCAGACGAGTTAGACTTAGAATGGATTAATTCGCCTGTAAGAGACACGGAAGGGCGAGAAAAAATTTACATGATGAAAAAAATGTTAAATGTCCTTTTGGTGCAACTACGATCTGTTATGGAAACAGGTAAACTAGCATCCAAACAGATCAATCAATAATCTTAATAAGGAGTTACAATGGCAGACACGCCTCAAGAGGAATCTGCTGTTTCAAAACCAACCTATACAACAGATGAAACAGCAAAGGCTTTCGCTACCCTTTTAAATAACGAGACTGCAAGGAACGAAGAGCCTACAACGGAAGTATCAGAAAGTAAGGAAAGTGATCTTCAACAAGACACCACCGAACTTACGCCAGACGATATAGACGTCAACGACATAGTAGATAACGAAGAAACTATTTCAAACAGCGAAGAGACACTTTACGAAATTACTGTCAACGGACAGAAACAACAAGTTACCCTCGATGAGCTTATGAAAGGTTACTCTAGGGAATCAGACTATACCAAGAAAACAATGGAGCTAGGAGACAAGCGAAGAGAAATAGAAACTTTGCAAAGTGACTTAGCGAAAGAGTTAGAAGCAGTCAAAAATTCTAAAAGTCAATATGCACAACAACTAGATGATCTAACACAACAGTTAGGCACTAAGGAACAAAATATAGACTGGGAAACTTTATATCAAGATGACCCTGCGGAGTATGTTCGCAAAAAAGCAGAGTCAGATAGACGTAAAGAAATGTTGCAACAAGCACAAATTGAAAAGCAACGTCTTCAAGAAGAACAACGAGCAGAGCAAGAGAAAGTATATAACGATTACATTGCAAAAGAACGTCAAATCTTAGAAGAAAAATTACCAATCTATAAGAATAAAGAAAAGAGAGAAGCATTTGTTAAGAACTTAACAAACTTTGCTAAAGAGAATGGTTATACTGACCAAGAAATTGCAATGATGGTAGATCATCGTGCAGTTATGTTGTTAGCTAACGCTTACAAATACGATCAGTTAAAGAAAACTAAACTCTCTGGTAAAAAAGTAAATACTCCTCCTAGAATTGTTCGACCTAATGCGTCTAATGTGACGGAAGCATCTAATGATAAACAACGTATTGATCGCAGAATGAATAAACTGAAAAAATCTGGATCACTTCGTGACGCACAATCGGTGTTGAAAGAAATGATGCAAAACGAATAGGAGTTAAAAATGGCTGTACCTACAAATACAGTAGAAACTTTTGATCGTGTTGGTATAAGAGAAGACTTGGCTGATGTTATTTACAATATAGCACCAACTGAAACACCTTTCATATCAAATGCGGCATCAGGTTCGGCGGCTCAAACTTTACATGAGTGGCAAACAGACGGATTAGCAAATGCGGCGGCAAATGCTCAAAAAGAAGGCGATGACTACACACTAGGTAGCAGAGCGGCAACAGTAAGACTAAATAACTACACACAAATCTCTGCTAAAACAGTAGGTGTGTCTGGCTCTGACCAAGCGGTAACAAACGCAGGTCGAGGAGACGAACTTGCATATCAATTAGCAAAACTTGGTAAAGAGTTAAAAAGAGATATGGAGTTTGCAAACATCGGTGTAGAAAATGCAAAAGCGGCAGGTTCATCTGGTACTGCTAGAGAATCAGCATCAGTTGGTACTTGGTATGGTGGAAACATCGCAGGTACTGCTTCAAGTGCAGGAAACTTTTCTACTAATGGTTCTCCAAGTGCAAGCCCCGCAGGTACTGGAGCTACTGCAATCGCAGGTGGTACTAACAGAACTTTTACAGAAGCATTGTTAAAAGCAGGTCTAAAAAAATGTTACGAGCTAGGTGGAAACCCAGACGTAGTATTAATGTCTGCTTCACATAAACAATTAGCATCTGCATTTTCTGGTGTAGCAACACTATACAAAAACGCTGATGACAAAACTGTTATCGGTGCGGTTGACGTATATGTGTCTGACTTTGGCGAAGTAAGTTTCGTACCAGACAGACATCAACAAGCTAACAGAGTTGATATTTTGGAAATGGATAAGTGGGAAGTATCTTACCTAAGACCATTCCAAACAAAAGACTTAGCATCAAGCGGAGACAACGATAAGAAACTACTCTTAACAGAGTGGACTCTTACTGCAAGATCGCCAAATGCTAACTACGGAATATTTAACTTAACTGCATAATTGTAGTCATAGGATAAGGAGGGGGTTTACCCCTCCTATTTAATTTTAACATGAGGATATAACAATGCGTGGAATGAAAAAAAGAGCAAAAAAGAAAATGAAAAAATCTCCTGTATTTAACGAAGATACAAAGAAAAAAGTTAAAAAGAAAAAGAAAAAATAATGTCAAAAAAACTTTGGATAGATAATCCAAATGACACCAATGTTGTTAAAACAAGGATGCACATTGACGAGTCAGAAAACAAATACCATTTTGAAGATGTGCAAGACGTTAGCCCAATATTGGAACGTAATAAGTTTGAGGCTAAGAATGATTTGTATAAAGTCAGAGGAATGCAAGATGCAAAAATGTATAAAGTAGCATCTATCCCTTTGATTGTTGTTCAACAGTTAGCACAAAAAGGAATTATGTCTAATGCAGGTCGCAT